CCCGGCGATGGGCTGGCCCTCGGTGGTCGCCGTGTCGTTGGAGTCGAGCGTGATCTCCAGGTGGGTCGTGCCGAGGCCCTTGATGATGCCGAGCTGGACGCCCTGGTCGGTCACCTGGTCGTAGTGCCCGTCGTCGTGCCAGACGGAGATGACATCGGTGATCACGGTGTCCGGGGACACCTCGATGAACTCCAGCCCCGTCGTCTGGCCGCCACCCGTGCCCGCACCAGGTCGGCTGTCGAAGATGCCGCCCAGGGTCGTGACGTTCACGTGCTCCAGGTAGAGGTTGAGCACGTCGCCCTCGTACCACTTGTCGGTCTGCGTGACCCCGCCCGCCTTCACGACGTACTTGCCGGGGTTGTCCGTGCCCGGAGCCACCGGGAGCCCGTTGCGGTCGCCAGGCCAGAAGGCGACGGTCACCCGCTCGACGACCGGCTGGTCGGCGAACCGGCGGGCGATGTGGTCGTAGCTGCGGATCAGGTGGCCGCGCTCGACATCCTCACCGGACACCGGGGCGGAGCCGCCCTGCGCGTTCGTCCGCCCGATCTCGTTGCAGACGAGGAACCTGGTCGAGACATCCCCGGAGTCGCCCCCGAGGTTCTGGATGTCGGCCATGTCCACCGACCAGGTGCGCAGGGTGCCGTCCATGAGGCTCTGCACCTGGTACTTCAGCTCCGCCGCCAGATCGACGCCGGGGTGGACGATGTGCCGCCGCAGGTCGAGCAGGTTCTCCTGCGTGATGACGTTGCAGAAGTGCCCGTCCGGGCGGTCGGAGAGCCCCGCCGGGACGTTGAACCCGAAGTGGCTCAGGTAGCCCGCGTGGTCGTAGACCGGGGCACCGTTGGCGTTCGTCTCGGGGTCGAACCCCTTCACGCCCGCCAGCACGTCGCTGACGTTGTTGTGCCGGTGGACGAAGGCGATGGGGATGGCGAACACGAAGCCGTCGATGGCCCCGAGCGCCTGTGCAGCGGCCTCGGACCCGTCGCCCGCCACGTAGAGCCCGTCGTCCTCCCAATCGAAGGCGACGGCGGAGGAGTTGAGCCAGGTGCTCGCCCGGTCGGCCGGGACGAAGGGGTAGGACAGGGTGTCGATGCCGTTGCCCGACCACACCGGCTGCGCTCGGTTGCCCTGCGCGAAGATGGCCGCGTCGCCCACCCCGCCGCCTGCGATGAGGCTGGAGAAGCCGTCCGGGTGCTTCTTGTAGTTGATGGCCTCGGCGTCGCTCGTCGTGCGGATGCGGTACTGGAGCTGGATGCGCTGGCTGCTCTCGACCGCGATGGTCGGGTCCACCATCTCGTCGTCGAGCCACACCGGGCTCGGCGAGAGCACGTTGCCGTGCCGGTAGAGCTTGTCCTGCTCGCTCGCGGGCTTGTTCGGGCGATCCGCCCCACCCGTCAGCGTCGCTCCGCTGGCGACCATCGCCCCCACGGTCGCGACCGTGACAGAGAGGGTGATGAAGTTGCCCGTCTGCGCGACCGCGTCACCAGCTCCCGGCGTCGCGGCCGTGATGAGCACGGTGTCCGCACTGGTCTTCGCCGAGACGATGGTGTCGAAGGAGTTGGCCGCCAGGTTGATCGCGGCCGTGATGTTCGCGGCCGTCACCTCGTTCGTGCCGCCGATGACGAACTGGTCCACGCCAGGCGGGCCTGCGGCCACCGCCGTCAGAGGCAGGCCGTTGATGGTGACCACGTCGCCTGCGGCCAGGTCGCCGACCGACACCACCTGCACCTGGCCGGTGGCCGAGGGAGACGGGGCCACGAGCGCACGCCAGACCTCCAAGAAGATCATGTCGGTGCGCTTCACCGTGGAGTTGGTGCCGTCGTAGATCTTCGCGGGGGTCAGGCCGATGAGGTTGAACCCCGGCGTCCGGGTGTTCGTGTACTCGACGACCACCGGGTGCCCGGCGACCTTCGCTTCCAGCCGGGGCAGGATGACCGAGTTGAGCAGCGTGTCGTCGTCGTGGATGAGCGGCCCGCCACCACCTGCCGAACCGGCGGAGCCCGCCGAACCAGCGGAGCCTGCCGAACCGGCCGAACCGGCGGAGCCGCCGCTGGACACCAGGTCGGAGTCGTCCACCACGCCGGGGGACAGCTCGGTCACCCAGTCGCAGTAGGCGTCGAGGTGGGTCCGACCTCGGAGCCAGCCCGAAGGGGTCTGCCAGCGGCGGAGGAGGTAGTCCTCCATCCACTGTGCGTCCTGGTGCAGGTTCAGCTCGGCGTCGAGAACCGGCTTGCCGGACTCGGCGATGACCCCGAGGAAGGCGCGGTCGCCCGTGCTCGCCGCCCTGGACACCGTGTTCGGCACCCGCAGACCCGAAGGGGTCGGGGCAACCTCGACCGCATCGAAGTGCTGCTTGTGGTCCTTGACCGCCATCGTCAGCCCCCTAGAAGGTCAGCCGCCAGGTGATCGCGAGGACCGCCGTGGCGGGCTTCGAGATCACGCTGAAGGTCAGGTAGTTGACCATCAAGTCGAGGCCGTCCACGTCGATGCTCGCGTCGTAGTTCGAGGGGCCGTTGTTGATGGGGTTCTTCGTCGCGGGGTTGATGCTCGCCGGGACGAGCAGCCCCATCTCGTTGAGCGCACCCACAGCCTCGGACTCGGTGAAGGTCGTGGTGAAGTCCACGATGTTCGTGCGGTAGCTGACCGCCACCCCTTCGATGTTGCGGTAGGTCGTCGCCGAGAACGCCTTGCGCTCGATCTCGTTGTTGAGCGCCCGCTGCGTGTCCTGCGGAGCATCCGGCGAGAGGAGGTTGCCGGTCGCCCCCGTCCCCACCGCCAGCATCTTCAGCCCGCCGGTCAGGTCCCCCTTGAAGTGCGCGGCACCTGCGATGCCCGCGTCCTTCGTGATGATGTTGTCCTTCTCGAAGTAGACGAGCTGCTCGCCCGTCTCGGCGTCCCTCATGTCGAAGATGAAGGTGCCCTTCTTCGGGCGCGGCCCCGCTTCGGCGTGCTGAAGCGCCAGGCCCATCTTGACCTGCTGCCTGGTTCGCCGCATCTGCTCTGTGTATCGGGCCATCAGCTCCTCCAGACGAACCGGGTCGCTCTACTCGGGCGACCTCATAGGCTGGATAACGGCGATCAAGCCGGGGTGAAAGTCAAGTTGACTTCCGCACCAGCCGGGAGCGTAGAGCCCCCGAGAGCCACCATACCGAGCAGGGGGTTGTGGACGTTGGTGTTGTCGATGGTGCGGTCCCCACCCGCCAGCATCGACGACTGCAACACCTTCGCCCCGCCCGTGAGAATCCCGATGCCGCCGGTCGCGGGAAGAACCCCGGACATGACGATGGTGGTCGGGCTGTCGTCGTCGATGAACGCCGGATCGCTGGTCGTCGAGGGGTTGTTCGACGTGATGACGACCTTGAGCTGGCTCGACAACGTCAGACCCGCCGTCGCGACGTACTGCGTGCCGATGACCGGGTGGGCGTTGATGGCCGCTGCCAGGGCCGTGTGCGGGTTCGGGGCGGCCAGGAACTCCGTGGCCCCCACCGGCACGTTGCGGGCCGTGAACGTCACCCAGGCGGCTCCTGTGCGGTCCCACACCCGGACAGCGTTGCCGTCCGAGACGCTCAGGAGCACCCACGTCCCGCTGTCCTTGTCGGGCTCCAGCGTGCCCCAGCCACCCCACGGGCCGTAGCGGGAGTAGTCCCCGGCTCCCGTCATCACACCGCTGGCGGCACCGAGAGCGTGGGTCGTTCCGTCCGGGGCGGTACGGTCCCACCCCGAGGCCGTCCAGTCCTCCTCCAGCGGATGCTCGGTCAGCCCTCCTGCCGAGCCGGAGGACCCGGACGAGCCGGAAGAACCTGCGGAGCCCCCGGCACCGACCAGGACCGACCGGATGCTCATGTGCCAGTCGGTGCGCTGGTAGATGCGGCCCTTGTCGCCCCCGAGCGGTCCCTTGGCCGGGTAGGTCGGGAACAGGACAGCCGTGCCAGGCCCGAGGTGGCCGCCACCAGCGACCACAGCGTGCGGGACGATGTCGCCGTTGGCGTCCACCACCGGGTTCACGAAGTCGCCGCCCGAGGCGAACAGGATGCCGCCGGGCATCCCGCCCTTCTGCTCGAAGTCCGGGGTCGGCAAGAAGTTGGCGTCGTGCCAGAACTGCGTGCCGCTGAAGTCGAAGACCTCGGCACCCACTGCACGACCCACCTTGTTGCCCGTGGCGAAGTGATTGGCGGCTCCGCCCACTCCTCCGAGGCTCTCACCGTTGCCGGTCGGGGAGTAGATGTCCTCGCCCTCGGTCGGAGAGTGCCCCGAGAAGCCCTGGCCGGGGCCACCCTCGCAGATGGCGGCGATGAGGCCGGTCTGGCCGTCGTCGTCCACCTCGATGAACTCCAGGTCTTCGTAGAGCGACCCCTCGACATCCTTGTGCCGCAGCGTCCTGTGCGGGTCGTTGAGCACGAAGTCCGGGTCGTCGTTGAGCACGTCCTCGGGGTCGTTGAGGTGCGACCCGAAGACCGTCTCGATCTCGCTGTTCGCCGTCTGGCTCTTCGGCACCGGAGGAGTGCCCTCGTTGAGCAGCGTGACGCCGTCAAGAAGCGGCTGCCCCTGGAGGTAGGTGTTCGTCACCGGCTTGCCCGGCGTGAACATGACCGTGACGTTGGCGTGCTCGGCCGAGAACTCGCGGACCGCCCCCGTCACCGGGTCCGGCTGGAGCGTGAGGAGCTGCGCCTCCCGGTCGAAGGTCCACTTGTCCGCCGTCCAGATGGTCAGGCCGTCGATGACCTTGTAGACGCTCTCCGCGTACAGGTGGGTCGGCAGCAGCGAGAGCCTGGTCTTGTCCATCGTCGGGACGATGACGGACTCCAGCGTCACGTCCTGGCCCCGCTCCCCCGAGGTCATGACGTTGTACTGGTTGAGCAGCATGTGCTCGGGCGCGATGCGATCCTCGGTCGGGTGCCGGAACAGGCGGTAGCGCACCCAGTCCCACCTCGCCTGGCTCACGTCGTCCGGGTTCAGGTCACCGAAGGCCGTGCTGCCGAGGCTGTAGCCCAGGGAGCGGGGGAGGTTCTGGTACTCGACGTTGATCCACCCGGCCGAGGGCTCGTTCGACTCGGTGATGAAGCCCACCCCTGCCGTGCCGTCCTCGGGCTGGTAGTAGGGCGGCAGCGGGAGATCCGGCCGGAAGACGGTCACACCCCAGCCGGGATCGCGGTAGACCCGCAGCTCGATGTCCTGCCGCCAGTCCCACCACTGGATGTCCGGCCCGGTCTGCCAGGAGTTCGGGGCCGTCGAGGTGTCCACCCGAGGCAGCTCGTAGTCGTTGATGTCGAACGACACCGTGTGCGGGTTCACCGGCCCCTTGAGCACACCGATGGTCCGCTTCACGTCCGCCGGGGCCATCGCGTGGACGTGGTAGCTGTGCCACTCGACGACCGCCGCGATGGTGTCGTCGAACTGGTTGGCGATGTCCCGGCCGGAGCTGCCGAAGAAGCAGGAGGTGTTGTCCACCCCGCCGTCGAACAGGTTCAGGTCCACCGCCGGAACCTGGACCACGTCGTCGATGACCACCGTGACCGTGTTGAGCAGGTTGTCGGCGAGCACCCGGTAGGTGTGGGGCTCCCCGTCGCTCCAGTCGAAGCTGTACGAGGTCAGGGCCGCCCCGGTGGCCGTGCGCAGCCGGACGACCTCGTTACCCTCGGTGCCCGCCAGCTCGATCTGCACGACCGCCAGGATGGGCAGCAGGCCGTTCAGGGAGCACCCGAAGACGATGCCGGTGTCCCCCGCAGCATTCGGGGTCGCCGACACGACCGCCAGGCGGGCTTCCATCACCCGGCCCGCGTCATCGCTGGCCCCGATGAGGAACGGGTCGCCCGGCTCACCCCATTCGAGCGTGGCCTTCCACCCGCCACGGCTGTCGGCGGTCTGCCGTGTGACGAACTGTGCCCCTTCGTGCGCTCCCGTGAGCGTGGACCCCCCCTCGGCCGCGAAGCCCAGGGTGTCCGGGTCGAAGATGCCGTCGAAGCTCACCACGGGCAGGGCGATCAGCCCCCGGTACTGCGTCGGGTCGGCTGTCAGGTTCTCCCGCACCAGCAGGGCACGTACCGCAACGTGCCTTTGTGTGTCATCGCAGACGACGCTCGCGCTCACCCCGCTCGTGCAGGTGTCCTGCCGGAACTTCGCCCGGATGTCGAAGATGGAGTCCGGCGTGAAGAAGGGCTCCACCCGCCCGTAGGCGTAGGTCAGGTCGTAGACTTCGCTCTCCGACGTGGCCTTCAGGAGCAGGGTGTCCGCGTTGGACATGATCTCGGCGGTGCCGAACGACTGGAGGGGCCACCAGGGCGCTCCGCCGGACGGCGGGTTGTCCTCCGGCAGGTCGGACATCTCGGTGTTGTTGACGACCGCGTGGCCGCGCAAGAAGACCTGGTCGGGCACCACCCCGAAGCGCAGGAACGACCAGGTCGCTCGACAGGCTGCCTGGCGGCTCAGGGAGCCCCAGAACACCTGGCCCACGATTTCCTCCGGCAAGAGGAGCGATGTCTGCGACGGGAGCGGCAGCGGAGGGACGTTGCCGTCGATGGAGGCGACGACACCCGCCGTCTCGCCGCTGATGCGCAGCTCGGCGACCTGCTGGTCGGTGTCGAGGTCGAGGCGGTAGGTGAACGGCTTCTCGGTCACCCGCGTCTCGAAGACCATCTCGGTGAACTTGTTGCCGTAGATGTCCCACGGAGAGGGCAGCTCCGGGGTGAACACCACGGTCGTCGTGCCATCGGTCTGCGCGACGACCGACGTGGCCGTGTAGACGCCCTGCTGCGTCCCGGTGAGCCGCTGGAACTTCGACCCGGCCTTGAACCCCACGGGCACCTGGCTGGACGGGAAGGAGCCGCTGCTCTGCGAGTCGGCCGTCAGGATGGCCTTCGGCCCGATGCTCCACGACTCCCACTCGTGCAGCCGCTTCGGGTTCAGCAGCAGCCCGACGTGCTCGACGCCGTTGATGCGCAGCGCACCGCAGAAGTACAGGTGCCGCTGGTCGTGCAGACCGAACCCGCAACCAAGGAAGACGCCCTCCGCCACGGGATCTGACGCGACTCCTCCGGGGTCGGGGTGATCCGCGTCAAACAGCACGTTGGAGACCTGGAACCGGGCCACCAGGTTGACGCTGGACGGGTACGAGAAGTCCGCCCCTCGGTGGTAGACCGTGGCCGCCTCGACAGGGCCTTCAGGGCCGACCACCGGGTCGATGACCGTGTACGTCCCGAGGTCGAGCCCCGTCTCGGCGTCGGCGTCCACGCCGCCGTAGTCGATGCCGTCCAGAGCCCAGGCGGGCGTGGCATCCACGGGCTTCACCAGGCCCTCGTAGGCCACGCTGACGCCGGACACCTCCCGCTCGAAGCCAGGCACGCTGACGCGGCCTGGTGCCTGGTTGAGCAGCAGGGTCGTCGGGCTGTTGATGAGGGCGGAGTACGCCCGCTCGAACCCGAGGTAGCGGTGGCCGATGTAGAGCGGCTTGGCCCGGTCGATGGGGCCGAGCACGACGCCCATCGGGAAGCGGTGGATGTCCACTGCCCCCTTCGGCTCACCAGGGTCGCCGAGGAAGTCCGGCTGGCCCGGAAGCTCCTGCACCTGGTCGCCGTGGGCTGCCGGGTCGTGGTGGCCTCGACGAGGACAGTCGTACTTGTTCAGCACGAGGCCCTCGGTGTTCAGCCCGGCCAGCTCCATGACCGGGCTCTTGAACCACTTGTAGTCCACCGCCACGTCGGCTTCGCCGAGCGGGAGGAGGGGCACCGGGACGGCCAGCGTGACCTTGCCGATGTACGGGTTCACCGAGGCCAGCTCGACCGAGGTCCCGTTGATGCTGACCGTCACGTCCTGCGTCGTCGCGGGCGTGGCGTCGCCCCACCCCTTCACGAGCGGACCTCGCTGCGTCTCCAGCGAGTCGCGGGTCAGGACGGCCGAGCCGGTGAACGAGGCCACCTGGTCGTGCAGGAAGTTCCAGGCGGCCGAGAAGACCGTCGTGCTGTTCGAGAGGCGGCAGCCGTGGACCCGGACCCCGCTGATGTCCCACCCGCCGTTGAGCAGGCCGAACCGCACCGACGCCTGCGTCTCGGGGTTGCCGTCCGCGTTGGCGGTCTGCGTCGAGGCCAGAGGAGCTTCGTCGAGCAGGAAGGTCACGATGCCCGCCTGCATGTTCCGCACGAACGACAGGGTGTGGGCCGCGTCCCGCCAGGTGGCGTCGATGGTCACGTCGTAGGTGCCCGAGCGGATGCGGATCTGCTCGGTTCCGGTGATGCCCAACTGGAGGGTGAACCGGACCAGGAGGCCGTTGCCGGGCACGCCGTCCTGCACCACCACCTCGGCGATCTCCGGTGCCGGGAAGACCGTGATGACCGGGGCGTAGGCGGCGTTGCTGAAGTCGAAGGTGCAGTCCGCTCGCAAGGTGGATGTCAGCGGGACCACCGTGCTGCTCGTGTCCTGCCACTCCATCGCGAAGGCGAGGTTCTTCTCCTTGCTGACCACCAGGTAGCTGCTGCTCGTCGTCACCGTGCCGGTGCCCGTGTCGAGCCTGGTGCAGCCGACGAGCCCCTTGGTCGTGTCGAACAAGAAGGCGAGGGCCTTGCTGACCGTCAGGTCGTAGCCCAGGGATGTCATGCCCTTGACCCCGATGAGCACCTGCTGGTCGGACTGCACTGCGATGCTCGTCGGCGTCAGGCCGATGGGGTACGGGTTGCTCGCCCCCACCTCGAAGTCGTAGCTGCCGAGCGTCGGGAAGCCCCCGGCGACGTTGAGCATCGGGTGGCTGTACGTCACCAGCAGCTCGTTGCCGGGGTCCGGGGTCGGCAGGCTCACCACGAAGCTCGGCGGCTCGCCCTTCGCCAGGAACGGGGCGTCCGCGTCGATGATGGGGTTACCCGCGATGTCGGTCAGGTTCGAGGCGTGGACCTTGTAGAGCCCGCCCTGCGTCGTCCCCGTGTGGGTGATGACGACGGAGATCGCCCCGGCGATGGTGTCCCCCGCCCCGAGGTTGACCGAGCCGAGCTTCTCGATGTGGACCGCCGTGACCGTCGCGGGGGCCGCCCCCATGACCGCCTCCAGCGTGTAGTTCGTCGGGTCGGTCAAGGCCGGGTTGGTGGTGTCCACCTCCTCCGAGAAGTACACCTCGACCTGGTAGCCGTTGAGCGAGATCGCGGACGACACGAACGGAGGGGTGACCTCCGTGCCGCCGTAGCCGCCGAGGCCGTAGGGGTCACCACCGTAGCCGCCGGAGATGTTGATGCGCGGGCGGCTGAAGGACCGCGAGCCGTAGGAGCCGAGGCCGTAGGGGCTGCCGCCCGTCGTCGAGTCGCCCACGAAGCCCACGCCGCCGTAGCCCCCGCCGTGGGGGTGCGACGGAGCGACATCGACCGACTGTCCCGGCAACGGGAACGGGCCGAACCCGAAGGGGCTCAGCTCGTAGCTCTCGTCGGGGGTGGTGGGCGGCGTGAACGCCATGCAGGGCTACTCCTAGATGAGGGACCAGTTGCCCGCACCGTTGACGTACAGGGTGGTCGCCCCGTCGTTCGTGGTGATGTCGAGGAAAGCCGCCCCGTCGAAGGTTGCCCCGTTCGTGTCGGTGATGTGGATCTTCTGCCCGAGAGGGGCCGCAATCGCGTTGGCGATCCCGTTCTCGTCCTTGATGGTGACCTTGGTCCCGGCCAGCACCAGGGTCGAGTCGAGCACCACGTCGATGTCGGCCCCCGCCCCGAGCTGGACGCCGAGGATGCGGTCACCGGCCACCGCCGAGTAGGGGTGCATCGCGGCCGTGACGGCCTGGTAGCCGGTCCCGCCCGTGAGGGTCCCCGTGACCACCAGGTTGCCGTTGACCCGCAGCGTGCCGTGGGCGGGCACGTCCAGGGCCACCGCGTCGCCGTAGGCCCCCGGCGTGAAGGCCGCCAGGTGCGCCCGGAAGTCGCCGAGGGCGGTGTTCAGAGCCCCGGCCACCGAGTCGCCGACGTAGACGATGTCAGCCGCCGGGTTGGTGTGGGACTCCAGGGTGATCGTCACCCCGTCGTCGGTGGCCCGGAAGCCCTTGGCGGTCGCGTTGAACAGGGCCGTCGCAGCGGCGATGTTCTCGGCCCCGGTGAAGGTGAACTGCTCCACCCCGCTCGGCGTACCGATGTAGACGGTCCCCGCCTGGCCGCCCACGTAGGCCCCGGCGGCCACCAGCGTCGCGTTGGTGTGGCCGCCCCACCCGATGAGGAAGATCTGGCCGCCCGAGCCGCCTGGCTCGAAGCCAGGTGCCAGGTAGAGGCTGCCGGACAGGCCCGCCACCACCTCGGAGTAGCCCGCGATGATGTGGACATCGCCGGGGGTCGCCGCCGAGCCGGAGTCGTTGATGGACCCGGCTGCCAGGTACAGGTTGCCGAGCTTGCCGGTGCCGGAGGCCCGCCCGTCCGCCGTCCGCATGTGCAGGTTGAAGGACGAGTCGTCCGCCGCCACCTGGTCGGCAAGAACCACCGCCGCCCCGAAGCCCCGGTTCCCGCCCGTGATGCCGTTGGTCCAGCCGGACCGGCCGAGCGCGACGAAGGGGCCAGCCCCCATCATGTTCGGGTTCAGGTGGATCTCGGAGTGGCCGACATCGACCAGGGTGTCGCCCACCCCGCCGTTGATGAGGCCGCCGATGTCCACCACGCCCTCGGCCTGGAGGCCGCCGTGCTTCAGGTGGCTGTCGATGGCGAGCGGGGCCGTTCCGCCCGTGATCTGGACCGCTCCTCCGGTCGCCGCGATGGTCCGGCCGAGGCCGCTGCCGAGCGTCGGCGGGTTGAGGGTCGAGAGGCCCGCGTAGGCCGTGTTCAGCGAGTAGAAGGGGCTGCCGAGGACCGGGAACAGGGCCAGGACGAGCGTGTCGATGGCCTCCTGCACGTTCGTCTTCGGGAGCCTGTTGAGCGCGTTGATGGTGGCCGGAGCACCCGGACCCGCCAGGGGGTTCGCGTGGTCCTGCACGTAGCGCAGCGTCTCGGCGTCCAGCTCCGGCCGCCAGAGCGTCGGCAGGTCGCCGGGGGCGTCGGGGAACTGGATGTGCGGCCCACCTGCCTCGTCGCTGATGATCCCGCTGGTGTAGAGGTTGGTGTCGCCTACCGCCCCGGCCGTGGCGAAGGACAGGTCGCCTTCCAGGGTGGTGTTGTTCACCCGCACCGTCACGTCCCCGGCCTTGGGGCCACCGCCGAAGGGCTCGATGTTGATCGCGGTCGCGACCACCGAGAAGACGCGCGAGTCGCGGAACTCCTGCAAGGAGCCGTAGCCGTAGTAGGCCTCGTTGGCGTCGATGAACGAGCCGTCCGTGAACCGGAACTCGGCCGTCTGGTAGAGGCTGTCGTTGAACGACACGCCGAAGCACGAGTCGGCCTGGATGTACGTGCCCTTGATGGAGCAGAAGCCGTCGATGCCGTCGAAGCGGAGGGCCACCCGGTCGCCCGTGGTCGCCTCGCTGCTGATGCGGCTGTTCTCGATGTGCAGGGCCGGGGCGTGGGCCGCGTTGGAGACGACGACCCGGATGGCCTCGCCCTGGTTGACCGCGTCGCCCTCCTGGGAGACCTCGCAGCCGAACAGGCCCACCAGGCCGCCGAGCTGGTCGAGGACCGGCAACGTGGTGTTGCCGGTGGCGTGCAGGAACACGTTGACCAGGAAGCACTCGGCGTTGTCGTAGTTCTGCTGCGGGTTGAAGGTGTGCGTGCCCACCCCGCCCGTGTTCGCCGAGCGGATGGTGACGTTGGCCTTCGTGCCCTCACCGTCCTCGACTCCGAAGACCGTGGGCTCGTCGCCGACGATGTGGACGTAGCTCGTGAGGTTGAGGTCCTCGATGTAGAGGCCCTTGCGCACCACGATGATGTACGGGTCGTCCTGCGACGGGACGGGCTCGCCCCGAGCTGCCGCCGCCGCCGCGTAGGTGATGGCGTCGTTGATGGACGTGAAGTCGCCGTGGGCCATCGCCCGCAGCTTGATGCCCGTCTCCTCCCGCCTGGCCGCCTCGGGGCCGGGGATGGAGATCAGGTTGTCGTAGTCGTCCTGGTCGTTGCCGATGCCGCGACCACGGTTGCTGTCCACGAACAGGATGCGACCGCTGTGCGACACCCGGCGGAGGAGGACCGCGATGCGCTGGAGGTTCGCGTTCTGGTCGTTGGCCCACCCCTCGGGGGTCGCATCGACCGGGATGACGCCCTTCTCGTCCCGCCGCTCACCCGCCGCGACGAGCTTGAGCGCCCCGAACATGGTGAGCACGCGAGCCCGGATGAACGAGGCGTCCTCGGTGGGCAGCCCCGCGTCCACCACCAGGCGGATGAGGTAGGTCCCCTCGAAGTCCACGTTGAACTTCGCGTCGCGGCTCGTGCTCCCCTCGGGGGCGAGCAGAGCGGCTGCCGACTGCGTGCCGTCGAACGGGGTGCCCGGCACGGTGGAGCCGGGGGAGTCCGAGGCGAAGCTCAGGGACCACGAGTACGTGGTCGCCGCGTGGAACGAGCGCAGGGTGACCTGGTAGCCCATCTGGAGGTCGTCGCGGCTGTTCTGCTGCGTCGAACCAGCGACCACGGCTCCGCCGGGGCTCTCGTACAGGGTGCTTTCGATAACCGCAGGCATTCGATCCTCCGTGGGGTCGCGAGGCCCTCACCTTCCTGGCCGTATAGGCTGATTCGTGGCCTACAGGACGAAGTAGATGCTGGCGTCCTCCCCCGTCACCTGACGCGGTTCCTGCACGCCGAGGCGATCCACCGCCACCGCATACTGCTGTCCCGTCGTCGCTTGCTTCATCCGCCGCTCTGTGCGCAGGAGGCTCGGAGCCACAGCAACCCGTGTGCCCGAGCCCGTGAGAGATCCACCCACCGGCCCACCGTCGTTGCCGAGCACCGTCTTGAGCCGGTAGGTGCCCGCATTCGGCCCCTCGGTGAAGGTGAGCGTCTCACCCTCGACCGCCTGGCTCCAATCCTGGTTGGCGTCCTCGATGGCGTTGTCCGTCACCGTGGCCGAACCGGACAAGTTCGTCGGGCTGGTGGTGTAAGCCCTTGAAATTGCGTCGGTGCCCACCGGGAAGTACAGCACGTCCTTCACCCGGAAGCGGCCGAACTCCCGCCTGTCGGTGGATGCGCTCGTACCCTCCTGGCCGCCAGCGTGGATGCCGTTGGGGCCGGAGAGGACCGTCAACTCGGCCCCCGCCCGGACCTGGTCGAACTCGCGGGCCGGGTCGCTGAACAGGGTCTTGTCCGACCAGGTGATCCCGCCGGTCCCCGTGACCGACTTGGCCCCGCAGCAGAACCGCCGGAAGTCCTCGTAGTAGTAGTTCGTCAGCTCCCACGAGGACGTGGCCGTGAAGAAGGCCCCGAACGTCTCGCGGAACAGGTGCCGGTAGTCGTACAGCGTGTGCGCGGGCTTGAGCGCCCGCATGACGATGCGGACGTTCTCTTGCAGGACGAACGGGTCCTCGGGGAACCGCTGGAGGCCGGTCACCGGGTCCGTGTACGAGACGTTGATCTCGAACTCGAACTGGTCGTCGAGCCCCCACGCCGAGCCCGGCTGCTCCTCCCACCGGCCCGTCTCCTTGTTCCAGACCCGCTTCTTGAGGTTCCGGGCCGCGATGGCCTTCTCGATCACGTCGAAGGTGGCGTCCGAGAGCAGGGCCAGGCCGCCCTCCACCGTGTCCTTCGTCGCCCCCTGGAGGAGCAGCAGGACCATGCGGCGGAGGAACTCGCGGTAGGTCAGGTCCCCCTTGAGGTTCGGGTAGCCGTCCGTCGTCGCGTCGGGGAAGACCAGGCTGCCGAGGAGCTGGAACAGGAACTCGCCGCGCATGTAGTCGTAGTCGGCGTCGCTGAACACCTCCTGCGCGGTGATCTGGAAGTCGGCGATGGCCTCGGCCGCCGCCTGGAACTGCACCGTGTAGAACGGCCCCTGCACCTGCGCGACGTAGTTCGAGGGGAGCATCTGGAGGAAGACCCCCATGATGTTGTCCACCTGCTCGCGTCGCGTGCTGACACGGTCCTGCCCGCCCTTCTCCACAGGGGAGGGGTTCTGCTCCAGCAGGGTCGGGAGCAGGCTCTTGTCGGCAGGCTTGTCGGCCATCAGGTCACCTCGTCGTAGACGAAGTTCAGCTCACCGATGACCAGGTACTCGATGGGGCCGGGGTCGATGTTCTTGACGCCCTCGTCCCCGGTGACGACGTAGGTCACCGTGTAGTCGTGGAGCTTCGGGTTGTCCTCGATGTCCCCGCCAGGCAGGTAGCTGACCAGCACCCGGTTCGCCGTCAGCAGCTTGCGGATGCGGAGGATGTCGGCGGCCTTCTCGTCCGGGTTCGAGGGCAGGACGAAGTTCGCCTCGATGGTCGCGTCGTCGCTCAGGCCGGGGATGACCAGGCCGTCGTCGCCGATGATGAAGGCTCCGCCCACCGACCCCCGAATCGGGAAGCCGTTGATGTTGGGGGCGACCTCGTGATGGATGAGCCGCACCTCGTCCTCGAACACCCCCCGGAACTCCTTGCTCTCCCCGCCCGCGTTGATGGTCGCCGAGTCCAGGGCGTTCTTGAGCAGGTAGACGTTCACCGTGGGGCTCGACCAGTCGGTGATGTGCTCGAAGTCGCTGTCGGTGTCCGTGCTGATGATCTCGCGCACCACCTGCGCAGAGTCCCCTCGAACCATCTTCGTCAGCGGGGTCACCACGTACTCGACGCCGAGCACCTCGTCGATGGCCCGGATCACGTCCGACTGCCGCACAGCACGTCCGAGAGTGAAGGTCCCGAAGAGCCGGGCCAGGGCCGTCCGCACCCGACCGTCCACCACGTCCGACTCGTTGTTCGGCTGGAGGACGATGGTGGCCGTCAGGTCCACGGGCACCTCGACGGCCCACTTGGCGATGGCGTCCGCCGTGATGTGGGAGTCGCCGTCGATGTTCGCCTGGACCACCGAGACGACGGCGTTGCTGGTGTAGGAGACGGTGAAGTTCTCGTCGTGCGAGTAGTCGATGAGGACCTCCTGGCCCTCCTCGATCCGGCTGGCGTCCGTGAGCTGGATGCCGAGCGGCGTCGTCTCATCGCCGAAGATGAACGTGTAGTCCCGCTGCGGGTCCGTCGAGAGCGGACCGTTGTACTCGATGGTCCGCTCGGTGTTCCAGATGCGGACCGTGAGGTAGATGGCCCCGAGGTTGTTCAGGTACTCGATGCCGTCCAGCATCGAGTGCTCCTCCCCCGGCACCCCGATGGGGGTCGAGGACGGGACGGTGCTGCCGTCGTCGAGAGGCTCCGTCACCTGGACGTAGGCCCCGGCCAGGGAGGAGCGGCCCAACTCCAGGGGGTCCGACGCCCTGAAGAGGTCCCACACGCCCTCGACGAGCGCCCCGGTCTGCTCGCCCTCGAAGTCCGTGACCTCGATGACGGGCTGCCTGGTGAGCACGAACTTGTCCGACGTGCGGTAGCGGTAGCTCCCCCGGAACTCGTCGGTCAGGGCCGGGCGCAGCGGGTCGTTGTACGTTGCCGAGAGCTGGATCTCGTTGTAGGCGATGACCTGCACGTCGGTCAGGTCGAACTCGTAGCTCTGCGTGACGTTCTCGAACACCAGGTCGATGTCCGGCAGGTTGAGCATCTCGATGAGCGGGTTCTCCGCCGAGAGGGCCGGGTCCACCGCCCGGAACCGCAGGTCGGATGTCGCCCCCACGGGCTCGAACTGCTGGCGCTCCCGCGTCTCGAAGGCGAAGGCGAAGTGGTCCGTGACCTTGGCCTCGAACTCGCCCCGCAGGTAGATGTCCACCTTGCCGCCCCGGTGCGTCCCATCGTCCGCCCGGTCGCGCATCATCAGCGGGTGCCCGGAGTCGATGACGCTGACCTCGGAGACGCCGGGGGTGTTCGTGGCGTTGTCCACGTAGCCCTGGAGCGTCCCCGAGTCCACGGCGGCAAGAACCCGCATCGCCCGCAGAGCGATGTCCCGGTTCGACTCCCGGTCGGTCCCTCCGAAGGTGGGGGACTCGTTGGTGACCTGGACTTCCAGGGTGTTGTTCGTGATGACGGTGAGCTGGCCCGCCGCCACGTTGCCCGCCGAGCCCGCTGCGTCCGCCTGCACGAAGGCCCGGCCGAAGAAGCGGCCGGTGCTCGGGTCGAAGTTGCGACCGGCCCCGGAGGTCGTGATGAGCGCCGTGGACGTGGTGCGGAAGGTCGCCCCTCCGCCGGAGACGAGCGTGCCGATGCTCTTCGTGATGGAGGTGGTCGGCTGCTCGGAGACGAAGAAGGTGACCTCGCCCCGAGCCCGCTTGCCGCCGTCGCGGATGACGCCGTAGTTGCTCGCCAGCTTGTCGAAGGCGTTGTCGATGATCGTCTGCACCTGATCGTCGGTCGTCAGGTGGAACGCCTCGCGCAGAGCGGTCTTGTACGCCGACTGGCTGACCGCGACCGACTCCCCGGACAGGGAGGGGTCGTCGATGAGCAGCAGGGTGGCGAAGCTCTGCGCGTTGTGCAGGAAGTCGATGATGAAGCGGATGCGATCCGCCTCGGTCGTGAACGGATCGAGGAAGGTGTCGCGCAGGGCCGAGCCGGGGTCCACTCGCACCTGTGGCTGGCTGCGGTAGATGGACAGCACCGCCGACTGGACCATCTGCTGCCTGCTCACCTGCGGGAACGAGCCCACCGCCGGGGTGATGCGCAGAGGAGCACCGACGACCTCGGGCGAGAAGAAGCTCTCGAACTCCACCCCGTCGATGAGGTGGACGGCCGTGCAGGCGTAGTACAGCGGGTCGGTGTCCGGCACCGTGGACAGCTCGGAGTGCGGCAGGGCCGGGTGCAGGCTCTCCAGCGTCGCCTGGCGGTCGTGCTCGAACGTGTACCGCCGCGTCTCGCGGATCGTCTGGATGCTCGTCGAGACGCGGAGCTTGTTCGTCGTCTCGGGGACTTCCAACAGCTCGTCGAAGCTCACGCCGAGTTCGGCGTCGTCCACGTCCTCCTGCGACCCCCTCATGCGGAAGTACAGCGGGTCGGCCGCGTGGTTGCCCTCGCTGTCGAGCACGATGGGGGCGTCCACCGAGAGCGTCGCCAGGTCGTCGGCGGCCTCGACCACCTCGCCGGAGATGACCATCGACGGGTTGATGCGGAAGTAGCCCACGTCCCCGCCGCCAGGCTGCGAGCTGGCGTAGAAGTGGTAGCCGACGACGGTCGCGTTGTCTTCGAGGCCCTCGACGGTGACCTTCACCGTGTCGTTGAACCGCTCCAGGTAGATGCCGGTCGGGGCCTCCGCCAGGTCGCCGATGTCCGCTTCGAGGGACAGGTGGGCGTTGACCACCGCCTCCTGCGTCGCCGAGCCGTTCGAGAGGATGGCCTTGACGCGGATGTCGTTGCTGCCGGGGAGGAGCTGAAGCCCGTCCGGGTACGCCGAGGGGTTGGGCACCGTGAAGCTGGTGCCCTCGAAGGTGATCAGGTCCGGGTCGCTCGTGTACGTCCCGCCCCGGACGGACACCTGCATGTCCACCGTGTCGGCGGGCATCATCCCGGTGAGGAACTGCTGCGGAACCGTCGTGGACAGGATGTAGCTCTGCCGCAGGACGCCGTCAGGCCCCTGGAACTCGGGGAAGTTCGCCATCACTGGCCTCCCGTCAGCAGGTTGCGGTCATTCTTGAAGGTGCTCCACACCTGCTCGGTCCCGAGTCCTGCTGCCTGCGTTCCCAACATCAGCCCGTTGCTCCCCATCAGGGCGACCACCTCGGGCACCGTGAAGACGATGTTCAACTGGATGGGCTGGCCCGAGGCGTTCTGCACGACCAGCTCGATGAGGAAGGTCGTGGGGTCCTGGGCGTGCCGCTTCACGTCCACCTGGAGCACGGCGTACAGCCGCTCCTTGAACGTCACCTGCTGGTACTTCGCCTGGTTCGTCTGGAGGGCCTGCATCTGGCTCAGGGCCTTGCGCACGTCCTCCACCAGCACCGACGACACCCCCGACAACGCCTTCGTGCCGATGCGCTCGCGGATGGTCGTCCCGTACCAGGGGTAGAAGGGGTTGGAGCCCCGGTCGGTCAGCAGGATCTTCAGGGCCGCCTGGTACAGGAGATCCTCGTTCTGGATGAGGATCATGTTGCCGCCCGCGTCGAACCGGAAGTCGTTCTCGACGAAGGTGGCCTGGCACCGCAAGCACCGCTGCACGGGCACCGAGTAGGTGACCTTGAGCATCGGGTTGGTCTTGATCTGCTTGCGGAACCTCGGGAAGCGGTTCGAGATCGTGTCCTCGCGCAGGTAGAGGTCCCAGCCGGGGTAGACCTCTCTGCCGAAGGCCACCCGCTGACGGGCAGAGACGCCGTCCTGGCCGAACCCCAGGGCTCCTGCGACCGTCCCATCCACCCGCACGAAGGCCGAGGGACCGACCCGCTCCGGGTCCACGAACACCAGGTAGCCGTTGTCGTTGCGGGCCTCGACGTGGGTCCAGCCCGCCGTCTCGATGCGGCGCACCACCTGGTCCGTCGTCAGCCGGATGGTCCCGACCGCCCCGAAGCTCAGGGTCGCCGTCCCCGCCGTCGTCGTGACGGTGAGGGTGTCCTCGTTCTCGATGATGTCGAAGGGGCCGGAGACGGAGCTGGAGAGGATGGCCGCCGAGAACACCCCGCCACGCGGGATGAAGAAGGAGTTGTTGACGAGGACGCGAACCTGGCCCGCAGCCGCCACAGGCTGCCGCACGTCGAGCGACCGCCGGTCGTCCCCAAGGGCAACGACCTCCTCCACCGTCAGGTGGGGACAGGGCCACGCGAGCTGGAACTCCAGGGACATGCTTCTCCTTGTTCCTCACCCTTGGCGGGGTATAGGCCCGCCACCGTCACCGCATCAGGCCGATCCCGTCCTCGGGCACGTCCTCGACGGCGAAGTACACCAGGCCCAGCGTCGGGCTCGGCTTCGTCCCCGTGGGGAATCCGCCCTCCGTCTCGTACAGCAGGGCGTACAGGTCGGCGACGAGCACCTGCGCCAGGCGACGGGGGTCGAACTTCGCGTCGTCCAGGTCAGGCATCTCCACCAGGAGGCCGCCGAACGCCTCCATGAGCGTCTCCTCCCGTTCGAGGCGAAGCTGCTCCCAACAGTCGGAGAGCTTGATGATCTGCCACTCCTTGTCCTGCAACCGGGCCTTGATCTCCTTGTTCGCCCACTTCCGCGACTCGTGGACCACCCGGACGACCGTGTTGCTGTCCCACGCCCCCCGGTCGAGCCGCCCACCCATCCGGCCGGGCATGTAGCGGTGCGAGGTGATGAACCCGCCCCGGTAGCCCTCGAAGCCCGACATCTTCGGCTGGTCGCTGCCGTCCTCCGGGCCTTCGGGGAGCGGGTCGTTGTAGGCCGCCGACTGAGCCGCCGGGGCACCGCCGGAGGGGTACTCCTGGTTGACCGCGACGCTGCCGTCCTCCTGCGGGTTCATCTCCGTCGTGTCGGGGTGCAAGAACCCCGCGATGTTCAGCGGGTTGCCGCCGGTCGCGATGTACGCCTGCACCAGGCGGCACAGGCTCGTGTTGTCCTCGATGAAGAAGCCCGTGATCTGCTCGGTCGCCTTGGTGCTCTCCCCCTCCTTGACCTTGCGGTACTTCATCTGGACGAAGCCGATGCGCCGCATCTCCGCCGAGAGGGTGGCGATGCGGGCCACGACATCCCGCCGCTCCCGCAGGAGCCACTGAGAGCACGCCCGGAAGTAGCCCGCCGGGAACGAGGCCATCCTGCTGAACGACATCGCAGACCTCCTACAGCACGTCCGGCTCGTCGGTGGGTGGCGGGCCGGGCTCCGGTGGCACGTCCTCCGTGCCGATGGCGTCCGGGGCTCCCTCGATGGCCGTGGTGGCGGTCGGGTCCGGCTCCTCCCCGGCCGCGAGGGCGATGAGGTCGAAGATGAAGCCCGGAGCCAGGGGGACGACGACGGCGACGCCCCCGCCGTAGGACCGGGGGCTGTCGAAGGGCTTGTTCTCCGCCGTCACCATGTCGGACATCAGGCCGTCCGTGCCGTCCGACAGGAGCATCAGGCCGCTGAACTGCGGCAGGGCGAACGAGAAGGACAGGAAGGACTGGATCATCGAGTTGATGCGGCGGATGAGCTGCTGAAGCTCGACGATCTGCGCCTGCACGAACTCGATGTACTTCACGATGGCGTCCGCCATCGACTGCACCGCCGACGCCAGCGACTTGACCCAGTTCTCCAGGGCGCTCAGAAACTCCTCCAGCTCGGGGAAGGCGTCGAACAGCCGGATGGCGATCCACTCGCCGTCCTGGGGCGAGCGGGAGAACGCCGCCGTCGCGATGCGGAGGGCGATGGCCGCCTCCTGGTAGAGCACCCCGTCCTCGTAGGCCCGGATGAGGCCCCGCATGTTGAGCACGCCAGGCCACTCGGCAGCGAACACCGTGGTCTTCGTGAACCGGACGAGCTGGCTGGCCCCGAGGCAGAACACCGGGGTCATGTCGCCGGAGCTGGTCACGCGCTTCGAGGCCGCCATCGCCGTCAGGTAGACCTGCCACTCCTGCGGGATGAGCAGCTTCCCCTCGCTGTCGGTGAACTGCTCGTAGATGCGCCGGAGGGCACCCGAGGCACCCGACGTGAGGGTCTTGACCTTCTTCGGGTCCTCCTCGACGAAGGTGAACTCCAGGCGGCCCCCGTCCCACATGGCGAACTCGTCCTCCCGCAGCCGGAAGGCTCGGCCCGCAGGCAGGTCCGGGGTGACGTAGAACAGCTCGTCCGCCTCCTTGGCGGCGATGCCCATCGACATGATGTTCGGGCAGATGCCGAACTCGGCCATGCCCGCCACCGGGAGCTTGCTGTCCAGGGACTCGATGAGCGCCTTGTCGCCGTACCCGTCGCCGAGCTTGTTGGCGGCCTCCTTGTACGCCTGCCCCCCGTCGTCACCGACTGGCTCGGCGGCGATGAGCTGCGGCCAGGTCACCGTGCGCAAGTTGCCGGTGGCCTGCACCACCGCAGCCTCAGGCCCCGGCATCGGGCCGGTCTGCTCGTAGATGTCCAAGGCCATCTGCCGGATCTTCGTGGCGAGAGCAGCCCGCCACTTCTGCGGCGACTGGCCGGGCTTCGCCAGCACGTCCAGGTTCGGGAACATCTGGCGCAGCAGCGCACGCGAGTCTTCGAGGCCGGTGTCGAGCAGGGCGAACTGCTCGCCCGCCCACTTGCCGTCGCGGAAGCCCTGTGCCACCTCCTCCGGCTTCGGTCCCGTGATCTCCTCCAGCAGCGGGAGGTCGGCCCGGCTCAGGACCAGGAGCAAGAGAGCCGTCTCAACGGCCTTCAGGTACTCCGCCGTGTTCGCCCCGACCAGGGTCATCTTCCGGGGAGCGGAGGGCGAGCTGACGGGGCCGTCGCCCGACCGCAGGTTGATGTAGAAGGGCTGCCCGGACTTCGCGGCGTTCGTCCCGATCTCGCTGGACTTGAGATCCCACTGCGGGACCTTCGTGCCCTCGGCGATCTCCTTGCCCACCGACCAGACCCGGACGTAGTAGTTCGCCGCCGGGCCGTCGTCGATGAGCTTCATCGTGTTGTCGCTCTGGCGCTCCCACCGTGCCGCTCGGGGCATGTCGTCGATGTTGAGCACCATGCTGTACTCGCCCGCGAACCACTGCGCGAGAGCGACGCCCGACTTCATCAGGAAGGTGCGCTGGAGGTAGAACTGGTCGCCCTTGCCGTCCCCCGGCTCGCCGAGGACCGACGCCTCGCCGAGGTCTTCGAGGGGGATGATCTCGTTGCTGGCCGGGTCGAGCATCCCGAACACCTGGCAGACGCCGTCCTTCGGGGCTGCCGTGGTCGAGCTGATGCCCTTGTTGTACTCGAAGGGCGAGCCCTTGAACGAGAGCATCTCCGCCCCGCCGTGGAGCGTGATGGGCTGCCCGTTCATGTCGAGCACGCTGCCGTACTCGCGGGGCTGCACCAGCTTGTCCGCGTCGCCGTCAGCGGGCTTCTTGTCGGTGTTCGCCCGAGGCCGGGCGTACCGGAGCTTGATGCCCTCCTGCAACGTCGAGACCGTCACCAGGTAGCCCGAGGGGCCGAGCACCGGGAACGGGTTGAGCGGGTGCTTGTTCGAGGCCGGGCGGGCGATCCAGGTGACCCGAGCGTTCTGCGGAGGAGAGCCGTCGAAGGAGCCGAGAGCGTCCCCGAGGCTGCTGAAGTTGAACTCCGGGCCGATGCCCACGGCGTCCGGGCCGTAGAGCACGTTCTGGATGAGCGGGATGGGCATCCGACTCGTGTCGGGGAAGAAGCTCAGCCCGAACATCTTGATGATCGTGATGATGAAGTTGATGAGCCGCTCGATGTCGGAGGGGTCCACCGACACGTAGCCGAAGAAGCCCACCACCTTCGTCTTGCTGGACACGTCCGGGCGAGTCGGGTCGGTCCGGTCGGACAGCCGGGCGATCATCCGACGCTCGAAGGCGGAGAACCCCCCTCGAAGGTCTTCAGGAGGCCACCCGAGCAAGGCCCAATCCCCGGTGATGTAGAGCCCGATCTGCCGGAGGTCGCGAAGAATCGCGACGATCTCGTCGATGATCAGCTCGATGAGCGTGACCAGGGGGTCGAGGAAGCTGCGGATGAACGCCTTGACGAACTCCAACGCGACGTTGGCGATCTCCAGGTAGCTGATCAGCAGCTCCGCGAAGTTGTTGATGGCGTCCCGAACCGTGGCGAGCTGGTCGGGGACGGTGAAGGTGATGGTCCCCCACTGGCCTGTTGCGTCGTCGGCCATCAGCTACCTCCCCCGTACTTGAGCCGGAGCAGCTTCTCCTCCAGCAGCCCCACCTCCGCCTGCTTCTCCCCCACGGCCGCTTCGAGCAGCCCCTTCATCTTCTGGAGGTCACCGGCCATCTTCAGGGCGAACCGAGGCGTCTGCGGCCCGTGGCCGCCCATTCCGGCCCACGCCTGCTCGTCGATGCCGAGGGCCTTGAGGCGCTCCTTCATCCGCTGCTCGTCGCTCATGTCGCGTCCTCCGCCGTCGCCTCAAGCAGCAGAGCCCGCTTGCGCTCTTCCAGCTTGACGGGCAGCTCGGCCTCGAAGGCCCTGATCCGGGCGAGCGTCCCGGTGAAGCGGTGCGCCCGGTAGGTCAACCAGGTGTACCGGATGGCCCGCAAGCGGTCACGGACATCGAGAATCTCGCCGAGGTGGTCGAGCAGCACCGGCCGCACCTCCGACCCTCCGGTCGTGGTGTCGTTGTAGTTAGTGTACGGCCCACCCAGCCGGGGG